ACGCTTCGGTTCATGCGTGACTCCAAGGTGATGCGCGATCCATTGCAGGTAATTCATGGGCGAATTGATCTTTCGCGCTGTCTCGTATCCTTCATTCGTGAACACGGCTCCGGTTTCGTCTTTCGTGATCGTCTGCCGGAACAGTCTCAGGACTTCGGCGTGCCAACCTTTGGCGACAAACGAAACGTCGCTGCCCGCTTGCTTGATTCCTTCGCCCAACCATGCAAAGCAAACAACATCACCGAGGCCGTGAAACCACCCTTTGTCCGGATCAGCGTAAATCGTCATGCCGGTATTGTCGGAATATCCATTCCGAGAAGTTTGTAAGCTGCTGCGCGGTGGTTGCCGTCGATCACGCGCTCGCCGCGAATCATGACAGGATTGATGCTGTCGCCCGCCGAGATGCGCGCCATGTAATCACGTATGATGTGGTTATCCACGACCGAAATTCTTAACTCCTGCGCTCGCTTATTCGTAATCACTCACTTACCGCCCGCAGGAAAATCCCCAAGAAAAACCTGCGAGCGGCGTGTGAACAATCCCTAATTCACAACTCCAAACTTAGCTGGTGCGGCTTGAGCCCGAACCGGTGGCCGCCTTGATCAACTGACCTGCTGCGCCTTGACCGGCATTCGTGCCATACATCAGCGTCAGGCGCTGATTGCCGGTTGCGAGCGTGTGATCGACGTATTGCGTCAGCATCACGCTCAGGCCGAGGTCTGGATCGGTGACCGTCTGCACGTTCCCGTAACTCACGCCCGGCGCGAATTTCGTGTAGTCGTTCGGCAACCGCGAAGCGATGCACAATGCGCTCTTGCTGCCCGCGAAACCGGTGACGTTTCCGTCATTGGTCGGCAGGTTCGGAGCATTTACGACTTGGAAGTTGCTGACCGGCAGAACGAGTGAAACGCCGCCACTGGTCGGATCGGTGATCAGCGTCGGCTTTTGGAACGCTGCCAACTGCATCAGCACCGTGTCGTCCATTAGTTTCTGGAACACGGTCGGGTAAAGCAACATTGTCCGGTTGCCCAGCATCAGCGGAACTCCGCGCAACGTGAGAGCAGTCGAAACTGCGTTCACAATCGCGCGCGTGAATGATGCCGTGGCGATCACGGTGTTATTCGTGAAGTTGGCGTCTGTGATATTGGAATACAGATCGTCAACCATTGCCTTGGCGAGCGCGTAGGCTTGCGCCGGCGCTTGCTCGTCAAACAGCCGGCGAACTGTCGAGGCCATGATTTGTTCGTTGAACGCGATTGGCACGCCCTGGTGCTTGTCGATCGTGATCGGGACGTCGGTCGTGACCGGTGCGTCAATGCCTGTGGCCCAACCTGTCGAGGTGTTGTAATCCACGACCGGAGGAATCCCAACGGTGCGCGTCATAATCGTCTGATTGAATGACGCCTGTTCCGATGTGAAATCGGTTGTGAACATTCCGAGCGAAGGAAACTCGAACCTGAGAAGCTCAAGCGTTCGCTGCACGACGAGCGTCCCGGACAAAGTGCCAAGGTCGCTGTCGGTTACATCCGATGCGATAAGCGCATCCTCAAGCCTGTCCATCGGGAATGCCAGAATCCTGTCCCTGTTGGACGCCTTAACGCTGCATTCGCTGGCGTATAGTGCCGCGAACTCACGCGCGCACGCCAATTTCTCGTCGGGTTTGCGCGACTTCTTTGAGTTTGCGGTGATGCGCGCCATCGCTCCGAAGATCATGCCGGGATCTTCCTCCTGCACGGTGATCGTGCGGCTCGTGATGCGTGTATCCATCACGTTGTGCGATTTCGCGGCCTTGATCGCGTCTTTGAGTAACGGCATAAACGTCGCCGGATCAGCAACGAGTTGCGTCCTCCATCGGTCTTGCGTTGTGCGATCTTTAGGCAGGATTGCCCCGCACTTGATCGCCTCTGTAATTGCCAGGTCCGCTTCAACTTTGTTCTTGGCCTGAATCTGATCGGAGAGAAGTGCGCTGCGCGATCTCAATTCTGCGGCTTCGATTTTAAGTTGAATGTTTTCGAGCGCGGTTTCGCTTTGATCGGCGGGTTTGTTTTGCGCCTTCAATGCGTCCACCTCTGTCTGTAGCTCCTGCTGTTTCGCCCGGAGCGCGGCGAGTTCTTCTTCGTTCATTTTTTTCCTTTTTGCTTCTGCGTTGTCGCCGGACTCCGGCGTGCCGAGTTGTTCGGCGTTTTTTGCCCACAAGGGCAAATTCCTGAACGCTGGATCATTCACTAATCCGCCCATGTTCGGGCTTGCGTTTTCTCTGCAAATTACTGTCGCGCCATTGTCGGCGCGTTTGTTGTCGACATGGAACACTGGGCTGAATGCGCGATAATCTTTCCCTTCGACTGCACTCTTGCCGCGCCGCGACCATTCGCCGCGGGCGACGACGCCTTCGCCTGATTTCCACGAGAATGATTCAGGCCAGAACGATGCCGGACCGTCTTCGTGGTTGAAATCAAAGTATGGTCGCTTGCCTGAAGCCATTAGCTTAGTTCGCTGCGCCTCGATTGATTGCGCTGATTCTGGTCCGACCTTGACCTTGATCGGGCGACCGATCCCACCGGCGACGGGAGTTATCGCGTGCAGCCCAATCGGAAGGAATAGAATTTCGTTCGTTGCTGTTGGCGAGATCTCAACTGCCGCGCGGCATTCTATAGGTTGCGGTTCGTCGTCGTTCATGGCTTTGGTTTCTTAATTGCTGTGACTTGAAATACTTTTCCGTTCGGATGAACGATTGCGACATTCTGCTGATCGGAAATGATTCCAGCTTTCCCTATGGCGTCTTCGTGTATTGCCTGAATGTGGAAAATCTTGTGACCGTAGCTATTGCCGGGAACAACTTGCATCGATACGCCTTGCTTCTTGGCGTAATGCGCTGCGGCTTGCGTTGCTGCGGTGAAATCTCCGGGCGTTTTCTTCCAAAGTCCCGGTCTTGCGTCGGTGACTTGTCCGATGTGTTTCGATTCAGTGAAATCCCATTTCTTGTTTGCGGTAGTGGAGTTGCCAGTTGTCCACTGATTTCCGTGGAACTCATGCCCCGCCTCTTCACACGCCAACGCTTGAAGTTCACGCGAGAAAACCGCGTCATCTTCAATCGCGTTTAGGCGAGCGAGCTTTGCCTTTACATCTTCTTGTTTCGGGTCTGCCGGCGGGGCATTCGGGTCAACCGGTAACGGTTGATCAACCGGATCGTCAACGTTTTGCTCGCGGCCTAAGTCCAATGAGACGCCGCCGACAATTTCCTCGCCTTCTGCCGGCTCAGGTATGTCGTATTTCTTGCGGAGATAATCGACGCCTATCGGAAGTCCGGCATTGATGAGAACTTGGTCGCGTTGCGCTTCGGTGAAGTCGGCAACCTCATCCTCGAGGAATTTCATCGTCGGCATTTCGTCCGTGTTGCCATAGTTGAGCATCAGGATCGAGGAAATTAGCTGCTGATTGAGCACGTTCGTTGCGAACTTGCCGGCGGCGTCGATGCGATCATCTTTTACTTCGTGCTCGATTTTGCCGAATGCCTGTCCGCCGCCTTTGCCGGTCGTGCCGTGGCTTCCCGTCATCGTCTGTCCGAGAATCAAGGTGCGAGCGTAACGGTCGGCACGGTCGAGGAGTTCGCCTTGCGGTGAGTGATCGCTGCCTCGTTCCGGCGGACTGATAAATTGAATCTCGGTTCCTGTCGGGCCGCGGCCCCATGCGTTGCTGCCCATGTTCTGCAACATGTTGTCGAGCATTGAAAGCGTTTCCGGCGTTGCGTTCGGGTCGTATGTCGCCCAACGGAACGGAATCCCGAAGATTTGCGCGAGGTTGAGTAACCAATCGCTTGAGAAGTTCGACGCGCACCACCACCACGCGAGCGGCCGAAGCAATGCTCCGCCCAACGGTGAACCTCCGCTCGCCTTGTGGATTGCGATAAGAAACTTGTGATCCGGGAAGGATTGAAGCTGGTTCGGAAGCGGATTGAGCGTGGTCGTCGCAAACGGCCAGGTTAACATCGGGTTTTGCTTGTCTGAGCGCAGGCCGAGCGTTCCATCAGACGCCCATGAATAATTTGTAGGATCGACCGAGAACGTGGACTTCGGCGCGATGATCGTTCCCATCTGTGCGTCATCGACCGACTGCCATAGGATCTCTGACACGGCAACGCCGCGGAACCATGCATCGAGAACATCCTTGATCGTGCCCTCTATCGCCTGATCGTCGCGATTCGTGTCGGGATCCATGCTGCGGATCGCGCACGCGACGAGCTTTTGCTTCTCGATTGATGAAGGTGTTGGTTTCTCGTCTTCTTCGTGATATGGCTCGTAAACGAGTTTCTTTCGCAGCACGCCGTAAACCAGTTCGGTGTAGCAAGAGAGCAACTCCGGCCATGTCTTCAACATCAAGTCAAAGATCGACCACGCTTGCAAAGTGCTGCCCTGCATCGCGCCGATCATCGTCTGCTCGATGTATTGAGGCGTGATTGCGGCAAGTTGCGGTCCTAACCATCGGAATAACGCTTGCGGCCTGACGATGCGCTGCAGGTTTCCGATCGGAGACGTGATCGTGCTCGCCGGGTCAACTCGATTCTTGCCGTTCGTGCGTTGCTTTACGAAACGCCCGCCTTCGCGCGGTTGTGACAAAGAATGATGCGCGGATTTGATTCTCATGCCAGTTGCAATCTGCGCGGCGTGAACACTGGCCGGAATCTATTCACCTGTGCGTTGGTTCCGACTTTGATCTGCGCCATCGTGCGGTCGTCAATCGCGCCGGTTGGTAGCGTTAGAAGCGTCATTCCGCCCGAACACGCATCAACCATGTCGTCATGCGCTGATTCAGGAAACGCGCACAACTCGTCCAGGAACTTCTGATTCCAGTTCCCGCGCACAATCGCAAGCTTTCCCTGTTCGGAGCGAGCTACGAGCGGCAGTGCGCGCGTTAGCTTGTCTCTGTGGACTTCAATTGGAGTGAAAGTATGAGACAGGAGCAAAGGATCGCGGAGCAGCGTTTGTAAAACGCCAACTTGAGCACTAACGACCTCAATCCCCTGTCTGACAGCAGTTCCGTCGAGCCTCGCGGTGTTGGCAATACACCGCACGGCATCCGGCCACTCCATGCGACCGGATACCATGTCGGTAATCACGACTGTTCCATCGGAAGTCATTCCCATTTTAACCCCGGCGGTATAGTCGCTGGTTGTTTTCTCGGTGAAGGCAAGATCCCATGAGCGCACCCACGAAACGCCAATGGGTTCGGTCTCGAGCACGATGATGTTCTGGCGTTTGAACAAGGCGCCGGCCAGTTGCACAAACTCAGCGTCGATCTCTTGGCGTGCTACAAGCGCGGGCAAAGACTTGCGCAGTTCGGCAATCTCATCTTCGTCAATATGCGGATTTGCCGATGTCGGGAACTGGAATGATTCCCAGTCTTTGTTATCCCTACTGCGCAAAAATAGATTGTTGAAATAGTTAAATCCGTTCGGCGTCGATATAAACCAGGCATCGCCGCGACGATCCATGAGCGAAGGTCGCACGCATTGCTCCCACATTTCTTCGAGTCCATCGACGTGAGCGGCTTCGTCGAACACTACGAAATCGATGCCTTCGCCGCGGAGTGAGTCCGGTTCTTCTGCGGTCTTGAATTGCAACCAACCGCCGCTCACGTTCGAGAAGTTGATCTCTCGGCGTTGGAGGTGAACGTCCACTCCCGGAATTTGACCTGCCAATTCTTTCGCCCAATTCCAACCGCTCTGATATGAGTCGGAAGCGTAACTCGGAGCGATCCACCTTGCCTTACCGCCGCGGCTTGCATATCGGAATGCAGCAGCGATTCCGAGAATACCCTTTCCGAAACGCCGTCCAGCCGACACCACTTTGTAGCGGGCTGAACTTTGCGCGATGTCGATCTGCGCTTCATGGAACGCAGGGAGATAGCCGTCAGTTCTTGGAGGGGTCTGATCGCTCATGCGCGTAATGCAAAACAAGAACAGGCTTGTTCTCTAGTCCGGTCGCTTTCAGTTCATCCGGCACTTTGCCAAATGCGTATTCGAGGAAAATCTGCAAGGCGCGCGGCTCTTTGCTGTTCACCAGCTTACGGAACACGGCCTCAACAATCGAAACCGAGCGACCGTCTTTGAGTTGCAACTCTTCGTGCGCAATCATTTGCGCCATTTCTCGCGCCTGATCGAACGTGCGCGGCCGGCCGCTACGATTGATGCGCGGATCGCCTTTTACGAAACCTTTTCCGGTCACTCCGCCAGGTTGTTTTGGCGTTGTATCGCTACGTTGGCCTGATTTTGCACCATTTGTAGCAATTTGAACGCTTTCTGGTAGCGATTCGATGCACGCTTGTATGCTTCAAATTGAAGCCACGCAAGATAAATCTTAAGAAAAAGCTTTACTTTCTCTTTTTGGCGTCCTTACCCTGATTCGGAAAGCTCGTCAGCAACTTCGGAGTTTTGCCCGTGGCATCCGCCCAGCGTTGAATCGATACTGCCACGTATCCGGGGTCAATCTCCATTGCGCTGGCATAGTCCTGGTAATCGACCGGAGCGTGCGTAGCGCCCAACATGAGCGCCGCGGCGAGCCTTCCGTGGCCCTTGGTGATTAGTCCGGAGCGATTGCTGACTACGATTGGATTTCGCCAGCCTTGCGCTTTTATGATCTTGGCGAGAAGCGCGATTTGTGAATCGGGATGCTTGTTCGGGTTGGCCGGATTAGGCTTCAAGTCCGCAATCGCAACCTCGGCGTCGTGCGCACAGTGAATCTTCATACCGCCATTGCCTCCAATTGATTCTGAGCCGCCCGAAGTTTAGCGCGAAGCTGAAGGACGTATTCGTGATCGTAGGTGTCCGCGTTGGCTTCGTGCGTGTCGAGTAAGTCCTTGAGGCCTTGTATGCGCTGCACCTTCTTGATCGCACGCTCCTTATGCTTTTTCCCGCTCTCCCAATCGTCCCAACATGCGCCTTGTTTTGGCATTATTTGAATTTCTCCTTGAATCGTGCGGTTTCTTCGTGAGCGATGCGGTTGAGGTCGATCACTTTGCCTACGCTAACGAAATGATCTAGCTTTGCCGTGTTCGCTCGGTTCATGGCCCTTCCTGCGTCGTGCGGACTCAACTCTTTGATGATTCGATTCATTTGGAGGTGCTTCGGAGCGAATAACTGATCTCCATGCCACATCGCCACAAGACCAAACGAAACCTTGTTCCCTACAAACGAGTAAATCTTCTCTTTGGTGTAGCGGCGCGCGGTTCGTCTAATCTTGTCCGCCGATTCAGAAATCAGGCTCTCTAACGTGGGTTTTATTTCAATTAGCCCCAAGCCGACAACCCCGAAATCCGGCGTGTACCAATCGAAAGTTATCGGCTCGTATTTCCACTCAAGACGGAGTTCAGAAAAGAAGATCGCCCAACGTGCTTCCAGTGCGCTTCGGACGGTGATCTGTGTCCCGTCGTGAAGAGTGTAAACGGTCAATCTGCTCGGAGTTCTCATAGGTCTATAGGCAGCGAGTCTTTCTCATGCTTCCACCATTCATCCCGTATGCCGTTCTTTGGAACGTCAGCCCACGTTCTCCATTTCATCGCATTCTCTCTCTGCGCCGGATAACGTTCCGCGACCCACGCCTTGAAGCGTTCGGGCACTTCGATCTTTGATTTGTCTATGCTCTGATGCTGATCCGGTCGCGCGCCGTTCTTTC